TACGATATTTATATCGTATGGAAATTTTGAAGAGTTCGTAAGTTGGCCTTACGCGCCTTGATCTGTTTGGAACAATTTATTTGATGTGTATTCGACGGGAGGCTCGTACCCTCCATCTTTGCACAACAGGTATTTTGATCTTCTCAAAATCTTGTTTTCGAATCCCTAAGTACAGTGCTATGCTAACAGACTGTGCGTGCTTATATTCGAATTTCTTTACCGGTGGCTACCGGTTACTACATGTCTTGCCAAAGACTTTAAACTATGGCTATTTGGGTTTGATCAACCCAATATAATGACAAAATGATCACCCCCCCCTTGTTTCATGTTTGAAAAAGTTGCTTGTCAGCAACCAAAAACTAAAAAGTAGAAAAAGGCACAAAAATAAAAATATATGTTTGAGTTTACGATTGCCAAATCGTATCTTTTGTTTTCTTTTGTCGACACACTGTTTGTGTCCAATTTGTGATGAGATGTTGTTCAGGTATGCTAGTCCCTGCATGCTATGCGGTTCACACTAGTCTGACTTCGGCAGCTCACGATTCGCTCTGAGTTATGCACCCTAGGCCTTAGTCTACATCACAAATATGGCTCCAATATATACCTCTAGGTAAAAGTGCCAAGAGGCAGCTCGTCCCTGAAATAGTAAAGGACAAACCATCGCTACCCGATGTAAAATGGTACTCAAAAAGCCACAGTACAACTAACCCATTTTCCGATTTCAACATGACATCTCAGAGTTTGATCGTGTCGCCGTGCCGTGGCTTGCGTGTTTACACGCACATTGAAGAGTGTGAGAAGCAACTCATTGTAGAGTTGCGGAAAGAGTTTCCAACTGTTTATGTCAGTCAAACTGATATGGACATTCTTGTTGACTATCGTTCCCTGCCAATTTTAGCGGAAGAAAATTCCCACCCTAAGGTCCAAGGTTTTGGATCCGTCATGGATCTGTTGCGCTCTTCAGTGCACAGTTGGCTTGGCGAAAACAAATATCTCATTGATGGTCTCAATGCGGGCTTGGCAAGGCTCGTTTCTGATGAATCCATTGAGATGGTTGTGAATGTCTTTGAGACACTACCGCTTGTTTTGACTATGTTATCTCAGGCAACCAGTATTTCAGGTGTGATTACAATCCTCCTTGCAGGATTGAAGATGCTTTCGAAGCGTCCCCTGATTTATGCTGCCTTTGATCACATTGAAACGGTCCAGAAATGGATCAAGAGAATTTGGTCTTCTGATGTTGAAGTTCAGAGTGGTGGTACCACTTGGGCTGCATGTGAAGACATTTTGAAGTGCGCTCGAGGATGGTTTGATGGCACTGAGGATTTCCTTAAATCCAAGTGCTTTTCTCGTTTTGAGAAGTTGTTCAAATACTTCTTGTCGTTCGGAATTTTTACCCATTTGGGTCTTGATTTTGATGATTTCAATTACGATCGACTTGAAAAACAAAAGATCAAACGGGACTGTTCATCCAAAGCTGGATTCATTTTTACGCTCTGCAATAGCGTAGTTTGGATTTTGGAACGATCAATGCAAGCTCTTAAGCTTGGATCGTTCTCACCTTTCTATCATTCCAGTGAAAGTTACTCCAAGTGGGCCTCAGAAGCCTACATGTTGTTGGAGGATGAACACAAGTTGAGCAATGAAGAAGCCACTGGCATCGATTACAATGATTTCATTTTCCGTTTGGATTCTACCATTACGGATGGGAATGCCATGACTCAGTATGCTCTTGAGAAATCTGAAAAGATTGCTCTTGCAACTCTGATGTCCAAGTTGCGTCTTTTGCGCACGCGAAGGTGTGTGGAAGATGCTTCACAAATGACTCGAAAAGCACCTGATTCAATTCTCGTGTTTGGGAGTTCAAGTGTTGCCAAGTCGAAGTTTGGAGAAATCCTCTTCAAGTATTATGGCAGCTTGTTTGATTTGGATACTTGTTCCAACAAGATGTACACTCGGTGTTTCACCGATGAATACTGGACGAATTTCAAAACGTTCAAGTGGTGCATTTGGATGGATGATGTTGCAATGTTCAATCCACAGATGGGGCAATTGGATCCCTCTCTTGCCGAGGTGATTCAGATTGTGAACAATGTACCTTATACGCCGCCTCAAGCTGCGTTGGAAGATAAGGGACAAAATCCATTGCGTCCTCGATTGGTCATCGGATCGACCAATGTGCAGAATTTGAATGCATCTGCATATTTCACATGCCCTTTGGCAGTTCAACGACGGTTTAAGTACATCGTTGAGCTTGAAGTCAAGGATGAGTATTGTCTTGTCCAAAACTATCAGGCTACAACCATGATTGATCCTCACAAAATTCCTCCATCAGTACCAGGTCAATTCCCAGACCTGTGGAATATTACAGTGAAACAAGTTTTTGCTGAAAATGGAGGGCATGGCAAGGTTTCCAATCCTCGCATTGATGAAGTTGCAGTGTTCACTGACATCAACAAGTTTCTTGCATTTTGGGGCACACTATTGATTGAAAGTGCCCAGTGTAGTGCAAAGGAACAAAAGTCGACCACAGATATGGATTCAGTTTCAGTCTGTAAGGTTTGCTATCAGGTTGGTAGCAGTTGTACCTGCCTGCAAGTTCAGGCAGGATTGACTCCTTTGGAAGTTTTCAAGGAGAAAGGTTGCATGACTCTCAAAGAAGCGTATGAAGTTTTCTACGCAGACCAGGCATCTATTGTGTACACTCAAGAGTTGAGTGACCGAGAATTGCATGATCAGCACCCAGAATTGTGGGTGAGGATGATTATGCATCGGTTGCGTCAAGGAGAATGGGTGACTCAGTCAGAAATTGATGAGTCAAATGCCAAGATTGGACTTCAGCTTTCAGCTGAGGAGCTTGCTTTGCAAGTTCAACGTGGTGAATTTGCAGATCCCGAGATTTACAATTTTGCTGATGTGTTCTCCGATTTTGTGGAGGATATTGGTTTTGATCGAACTTGTGATGCCTACTTGACGGCAAAGCAGTTCTTTTTGGAACCACAATTGGCGTACCGTATTGTCAATGGTACAGTTGAATCAGCAACAACGTTTTTGCGCTTTGTGAGGAATGAGGTAATGCTCTCCTCAATCAAGGTGTATTTGGCAGTTGATGGTTTTTTCTCCATGATTGTTTCTAATGTGAAGCAGACATTTTCTTGTGGTCTTGATTGTGTTGGAGAGGTCACTCGACAGACTGAAGTGATGATCAATACGATTGCCAGGCTCATGGCAAAAGGCATCAAAATTACGTGGCACAAAGCAACAGAGCCCTTAGTTGCATATGCCACGTACAGGATTGGATTGTATTGCCTGAAGAAATTGAAGGAGCAATTCAAAGTGTTTGGTGCACGAGTTGCAAAGTCCTTGAATTGTCCAAAATTGTGGATTTTTCTTGGTGTTATTGCTGCTGCCTACCCGATTTATCGGGGTGTCTCGTATCTTTTGTCTCCCACTTTGCAGGGTGCTGCTTCGTCTATTCCCAAAGACGAAAAAGCTAATGCGTGGGAAGCACAGGATCCATTCCGAATGTGTGAAATGGATGTTGGTACTAAGACTGTTGGTTCTCAGAGTCAAGGACATGCAGAAACATTGAAGCAGATTGCTAAGAATGTTGTGTGCATTGAATGCCAAAGACCTGGAATGAAAACAACTTGGGGTCGTGCCATCTGTTTGATTGGCCATGTTTACATGACTGCCAACCACATTTTGACGGATGAAGTTCAAACGATGTCAGTCATTGACTCAGATTGCGGTTCTCAAGAACTGATGAGTAAGATGATTTTCACTGTTGATCAATCTTCTATCAAGCGTTGGCCAGAACAAGATTTGTGTTTCTTTGAATGCAATCTTCCACCAAAGAGAGATATTACGGGCTTTTTCCCGGCTCATTCTCTGAGTGGAGGAACTTACAAGGGGTCACTTGTCAAGCGTGACCGTTTAGGAGTTCTCGAATTTGTTAGTGCAACCAAGATCACATTGAAGGATAAGCGTGTTCCCCTGCCCAGTGGTGAACGCAATATTCGATCTTGGGAGTATTGGCCAGGTTCTGCAACATTTGATGGTGATTGTGGTTCAGCTTTGGTTGCTGAAACATCGAAAGGTACTGTCATTTTTGGTCTTCACCAGACATACCACGCATTGTTGGGCTCCTCTGTCATTGCAGTGACAAGAGAGATCATTGAATCTGCACTTAAGGGTTTTACTTTCCAAGTTCAAGGAAGTGACCCAGATTTGTGTGGGAAAGAATTGCATGAATTGCACTGGAAGAGTGTTATGCGATCTATTCCTGGACATGCCAAAGTGTTTGGTTCATTTGGTCGACAAGAGTTTAGGGCTGCTCCAAAGTCCTGTGTTGTGAAAACGTTGCTGTGTGATGCAGCTGTGGAAGAAGGATTTGTGATTGAACACACTCAACCTCATATGAAGGGTCCTGAACCATGGCTCATTGCAGCAACTCCATGCGCTCAAATTACTGGGCGAATGGATCACAAAATCTTGAATGAGTGTGCAGATGCATATACTGATGATTGTTGGGAAGCGATCAAAGATACGCATTTTGTTTCAGAGATGGCACCCCTTTCAGTAGTGGAGGCTGTCAATGGACTTCCTGGCGTTCGGTTTATTGACAAGATGAACCGCAACACGAGTATGGGATTTCCATTCAAGAAAAGCAAACGATACTTCTTGAAGAACCTTGATGATGGCAACAATCCAGATATGATGTACACTGATGGTGTGCAGTTCACTGCAGAGATTGAAGCTGAAGTTGAGAGGGTACATGCTTGCTATCGCGAGGGCAAGCGTTACTCCCCCATTTTCAATGGTTGTTTGAAGGATGAACCCGTGACTTTTAAGAAGGCTTTGATGAAGAAGACACGTGTGTTCATGTCCGGACCAGCAGCATGGTCCATTGTGGTGAGGCAGATGCTTCTCCCATTTGTTCGTGTTTTCCAGTCGAACCCCTTTGCTTTTGAGGGTGCTGTTGGGATTAATCCCAATTCCCATCAGTGGGAAGAATTACGAACATACCTGACACATTTTGGTTTGGAGACCAATGTAGCAGGTGATTATGGGAATTACGACAAACGCATGTATGCGTACTTGATTCGTTTGTCTTTCAAGATCATTGCTGATATCATGTCACGATGTGGATGCTCGAGGGAGCATGTCATTGCAATTTTGTGTATTGGTGAAGATGTCGCATTTGCTTGGTTGGATTTTCAAGGGGATTTGGTCCAGTTTTTCGGAGGTAATCCCTCCGGACACCCCTTGACTGTGATTATCAATTGCATTGTCAATTCATTGTACATGCGATATTGTTACCACGTTCTGAATGAAGATGCTGAGTGCATTACGTTCAAACAGTTCGTGCATTTGATCACATATGGAGATGATAACGCTCAGAACGTTTCTCCATTGAAATCATGGTTCAATCATACTGCCATCAAAGATGTGCTTGCGTCAATTGACGTAGTGTACACAATGGCTGATAAGGATGCTCCTTCGCGTCCTTTCATCCATATTGATGAAGTTTCCTTTTTGAAAAGGAAGTGGGTACTTGAACCCACATCGGGCATTTGGCTTGCTCCACTTGAATGGTCATCCCTTAATAAAGCCCTCACAATGGGAACTAAAAGTTCCAGTGAGTGTGCAGAGGCACAAGCCGCACAAACTGTGCGGAATGTGGCGTTGGAGATGTTCCATCATGGGCCTGTTGCTTTTGAAGACGGCGTTGCAAGATTGCGCCGCATTGTCCAGAAATCTGGTCTTGAGAATTGGGTGGCACGAGATGCCATCAAGACTTGGGATGAATATGTGGACATGCACCAAAAGTGCTCCTTGGGTTTTGGCAGCGTGAGCCCAATTGCGTGCGAAAGCGCGTAAAATCATGCTGTAGCTTATATGTGATCCTCTCTTTTTACTTTGTGACGTTAT